ATTATGTCCTTGGTACTGGAAGCCAACTTATGTTTAATATACGCGTTTTTATCGAACGAACGACCTACATAATAATTTAAAAAACCATCTTTATCATATGAGGGAATAACAACCATATTTCTTAATGGTCCTTGTTCACAATAATGTAAGTCGTATTTTACTACGTCTTGTTGAGTGACTCCTCTTTGGTTTAAATAATGTAAAGCATGTTTTGATAAAACTGCAGAGCTAGACATAATTGGTGTGACTTCTTTAGGTAGCGTTAAAGTGTTAGCGTCAACTTTTTGTTTGACTTTTGATTTGAAATTATATTGTTGATCTATTTCTTTTAAAGCACTATATGCTGCACCTGGAGCGTTGGCTTTTTTAAGTAATTGAAAAGCTCTATGACCTTTATAACCACAAACCCAACACTGAAATTTTTGAGATAGTAAGTTAAATGTTAGTTTATTCTTATGGTGGTTACAAGAAGGACATTTAAAAACAGCTTCGTCTCCTCCACGAGCAGACTTACTTCTACCTAAAACTGATTCTAATAATTTTTTTAATAAATCTTCTTTCATCTAAAATCCCTATCGTAAAACTTACCTAATATATTATCATTAAGATATTTAGGTGTTTCTAAAACTTCTAATATAAATTGATATTTACATTCTAAATATGTAAGTTCTTTTTTATTATAAGCCACTTGTAGGATTTTTCTTTCTAAGTCTTCTTTATTTGCGTCTTTTATAAAACTGTGAGAACCATAGTAAGTTTTCCAATCGCTTTCCTTTTGTACTCTTTTAAATACAGGAGGACGACCTTTACCTTCCCAAAGTGCTTTTTCTTTTTTGCCTAATTTTTTCTTTAAATTGTAAATTAAAGATTTTTTACCAATATACCTTTTACCCGTTGGTAAATGTGTTGTTTGATAGATGAAACCAAATGCACCTTCTGGAAGGTCAACGATTTCATTGATTTGTTCATTTAAGTAATACCACATAATGGTGAATGTATGAAAAATATTTTAGGTATCCCAGCGAAGTACAAAAGTAGTGTCAGTTTCATCAGAAGCTCTAACTGGCTGACCAAGTTTACCTACTACTAATAATTCGTTGTCTTCATTATAAAGACCAATTGTAGTAACATAAGGTTTAAAAAGTGAACCTGTTGCAAAATCTGCTAATTCATGGGAATCTTGAGATCTTATTTTTCTTGCTGAAATGTTTAATGTGTCATTAAATTCATATTCATCTATTGTACATTGATATTCATGTTCAAAAATTAAATGTGATCCTTGAAAATGAACTTTATATAAAACAGGTTCAGGATTTGTATTATTTGAACCTATAATTACTTTACTAAGAGATCTTCCACGAAAATTAGAAATAACATAAGCATTTCCATTGTCTATAAATCTAAGATTATTTAATCCACTAGCATTATCTTTAAATCTATAATCTGTTAATGTACCACTTTCATCAAAATTACCATTTCCCCCTATACCAAAATTTTCTATGAAAAAATCATTTGTAGGAAAAGTTCTTTCAAGTATTCCCCCAGGTTTAGCTAAAGGAGTTGAATTTACATAATAAGCTGATAATATATCCCATGGTACTTCTAATCTATATTCCCATAATCTGGTACCTTGTGTTTCGGTTCCAAAATTAGTTGCAGGAATCCATCCATTTACTGCATCAAATTGTGTACCCCATCCTCCTGCAGCAAACCTAGTACCTGTTGGTTCAGATATAGAGGAGGCTTGACTTGTTAAAAACATTTTAGTTCCATCATTATTAAATTCTATGGATCTTACTTTTATAGGATATCCTTCTGGTGAAATTAAAGATGTTAAATCTAATACTTTTCCTGAATGTCCATATCTATAATTTACAGGATTTCTATTAGTTGCTAAAGATGATGAATCAGTAAAAGCTGCAGGTTGATTATCTTTAAAATATTCACCTGTTATTTCTATACTGCTTATATCCCAAGGTACTGCTAAATTATGTTCTATTATATTGTAAGTAGAGTCTAAAGGAGTATTGGGACCACTTGGTAAACCAAGAGGATTTAAATAAAGATCAGGACCCATAGAATTATTTCTATGATCTCCACTATCAAATCTAACTTTTGCTGAATCATGTGCTGTGAAAAATTTAGTACCATCTGGTTTAAATGCAAGTGCCATTGGGGTTAATCCTCCTTGTCTATAATATTTTTGTGATGGGGTAACAGTTTGTTCTGCTATCATACTACTAAATTTATAATATTCAGTACGATATACTTTAGCTTGATCTATTCTTAAAGAATCAGCAGTCCAATTACTAGCATCACGGACAGGTGTTTGTGTAGCGGGGTTAGATCCACTAGATATATTCCAAGGAACAGTAAGAGGTATTTGAACTATTCCTCCTAAAAATCTCCAATAGGTTGATCCAGAACTAGCATGATTTTTAAAAAGATCAAGATTATTATAAGTAGCTGGAGGTATAGTTGTGGAGGATGGGTTTACTGTTTGAAAATGGGTATCCATTTCAGCCATAGTAGGATGATTAGATCCTGATAATATATCATGACCATTTCCAATTAGATATAAATTCATTCCATCAGGTGAAAATTTTATATCATGTGTATTATTTAAAAATAAATAAGGAAGAGAAGATGATATAGTTGCATATGAAGCTGTGTGTCCTAATGCGTGAGCTGTTGTACCCGTAAGATAAGCTCCTGATCCTACATCATTTCCTGTTGTGCTTTGTGAAACAAAAGAAAAAGGAGTACTTAACTCATGTTTATAAACCGTCATTGGGTGTTTATGTCGTAGACTTCTATCTGAATTAGAATATCCTGCGTTAACATTACTTAAATTACTTTCTCTTCTTTCTACATAAAAATGTTCTGTTCCATCTGGTTTAACATCAATCCCACCATGCATTGGTGTTGCATTACCATCAAAAGGTTGATTATTATAATTAAATTTAAATGTTCTTTCAGCAATTCTATCTACATTATGAGGATTAAATTCAAAAATTGCTTTAGTAGGTACGTCTATATCTTGTACATTTGGTTTTGTAATTGTTGCAAAACCATTTTGATAAAAAATATTTCCAATATAAGGAGAAGCATCTATACTTTCTGATATATTTTTAATTGAAGCTGTATTAAATTGATTATTCCATATATTTATACAACTTAAACTTCCATTAAAAAATTTTGTATCTGATCCTAATGTTTCATCTTTACTTATTATACCTTTAGAACCTATATATAAATTAGCTAAATTTCTTGTTTCTTCTAATACACTATCAGAAGCTTCTATAATTTTATTACCATCTATATGAATTTCCATTACAGATGATGATTTTTGAACTAAAACATGGTGAAATTCAGGATGTTTAGAAGAACCCGTTAGTTCAGCACTTATAGATATTGTTTGTTTTCCATCTGATCTTGCAAAATATAATGATTGACTTTGCATGTAAACCTCAAATGGAAATTGAGGCTGAGAAGGTATGTCTAAAGGTTGAGAAGAACCTGATTTTGCAGTATTTTTAGTTGTTTGAGTACCAGTATTTAAATCACTTGGAGATACTGTTTGTGTTCCACTTTTACATATAATATAACGTTTCGATTTATCGTAAAATACACTATTTGGTCCTCTTGGAACTCTTCTTACTGGTAAAAAGGTTTTAGGTGAGCTAGCTAAAGAAAAATCTTTAGGGAAAATATGATTTGGCAGAATTGCAGGAGGTAATCCTGTTCCTTCAAAAGGGTAAAGATAACCAACATATTGATTAGGATGACTAGGAAAAGATGACGATGCTTCTGTAGATGTTAATAGTGTATGTGGTAGAGCATCTGGGAGACTAAAATCTGCACTATCTGCTTCTAAATTTTCTTTTAAAAATTTAAAATCTGGATTTATAGTAAGTTCTAAAGGAAAAGCAGCTGTTGCATTTTGAAAACCCTTTATTATGTTTAAATTTTCATTTGCTGTGTGCATTTCTGTTAATGTGGGTATATACCAATCATTATATCCTTTAAACATAAGTCCATCTATAAGAGTACCTGCAGTTCCTGTAGCTGC